TCATCGGTGTATGAAATGGGTTCTTTTAATGCTTTTGTTGAATCAGAACCTTCTCGACCAGCACCAACTTGAGAGCCATCTTCTTCGGAACCTTCTTCTTTCATGTCGGTGCCTGAATTTTCACCTTTGCCTTCAGATTCAGAATCTTCACCATCATCTTGTTTAGCTGATTTTGTTCTTCTGCCTTCCAATTCTTCGCCATCATCTTCTTCAAATGAGACTTCTTCTGATTCGCCATCAAAAGAATCATCATCGGTATATTCAAAATGACCATCTTTAGGACGGACAGGAGCATCTTCATTCAAGGAATTCATGTAATCCCTGACTTTTTTGTACACTTCAATCACATCATCATAGGTTGAAGTTGATTCAATCTCATCTACAATCACTTTTTCTTCATCAGTAAATGTAATTCCAGTGTCAACACCACCTTTGCAATACAAATTTACACGGTCAATGAAGTTTAGCTTGTTGACATCTTTGTTAATTGTGCCAAAAAAGTCTCTTTCCATCAATTCTTTATATGCTTTGATGAAGGACTGACGAATTCCAGGATATTTTAACTTAATTTTACGCTCAATCCGTGAATCTTCAAGCACATTCATCACAGACATTGACAATTTCATCTCAAAAGCCTTTTTAAGACCTTCAAGTGGTGTGTATAAAGCATGTCCGACTTCATGGCCAACGAACAAATCGTAGGTGTGACTAGACAATTCTTTTTCTAGGATAGGGATTGTGAGAATTCTGTTTTCCACATCAAAGGAAGCAGTAGCAACTTGGCGTTGCTCGATGTGTAAATTCTCTGTGGCCATCAATTTGGCAAGAAGTGACTTAGATTGTATTAATTCCATTGCAATTCCTAATGAATAAGTATCTATTATACTCTATTTTTCTAACTTTGTCAAGTCTTTTATTTCGGAAATATATAAACAACCATCTATATTTTCAATTTCTAACACGGTTCCTTCTTTCCAACCTTGCATTTCACATAATTCTGGCGGCAAAGTTAAAATTCCATCGCCGGATCCGTCTTTCGCATTTTCAATTGTTGTTTCCCAAACCTTTTCATTGATTTTGTTGCTTGAGCTGTTCATAATTTTCTAAATCCTGTTCAAATTGTGACATTACCGCCCATTTTGTCATCACTTCATTCAAATCATGTAATACTTTTTCATCAATTTTAGGAAATTTGTCGTCTTTTTTAGAGTCCATGATTAATTTCCATTTGGATGTCGTGTTTTTTTGTTCTACGACTGTATTTTGTCGCTTTTTTATGAATTTGGACAGGTTTGATAGGAGTCCGGCAAACCGGGCGTTTTAACTCTATCACAAATTTGTTGGTTTTGATATTCTTCATTTTATCTTCTCATGCTAGATATGTCTTTTGCTTGTTCGTCTGTAAAAACCGGCACGGCATTTGATTTATGCATTGTGGCAATACCCATCATCTTATCTCCGGTGTATACTTTAGCTGGTGCTTTTGTAGCTACGCCTAAACCGGTATTTAATGATTTGATTTTTTGTGTTTCCCGCACATAAACACCTGTAACTACAGGACTTCTGGTTTTTGGACTTTGAGTAAATTTACTCAGTGACTTTGGTTTCATGGCTTCAATGGATTTGAGCCATGCGTCATAGTCCGCTTGTTGTTGTTTAGGGACTTTACGTTTTTTAGACTTTGGAACTTTGAAATGAATAAGCATAATGAAACTCCACACACAGGAGTACCATTATACTCAGTTCCGTCTATTTGTCAAGCGTTGTTGCAAAAAAACAACATTATTTCCGATGTTTTTTATTGCCGTAGGACCAATCAACATCATAAGCATCCTCATACCGATTTTGCTTATCTGTATCTCTACGTTTTTCTTGCTTTCTACGTTCATATACATTTTTCTTAAATGCATACTCATCGTTGTAGTCTTTTTCTTTGCGAAATTTAGCTACAAATTTTGACACTTCTTTACTCCTGCCTCAACGTTACAAATGTTACACCCCTGACTGTGGTTTCAGGTGAATTTTCCATATTATCTTCAGACACATAAAATATTTGTGACATAGGATAACAAGCCTTTACTACTTTCAACAATTGTATTGAAGTTCCATCTGAATCATCAAATTGGAATACTTCATCTACACATTTTATAGAATCTATTAATCTTCTGCGTGTTTGATAATCAAAAGCTAATGTTCCAGTTTTGTTGAAAACAGCATAATCAGAATGTAGCCCAACTATTAGCCAATCCGATTTACATTTACAAGCTTTTAGGAAATTTAAGTCATTTGGTGTAAGAGGATCATAACAACCAGAAACAACGGCTATTTTTTCTTTTTTTATCATTATGGTAAAAGATTTGGAAATGCCTCTTTGACGAATTTATAATCTAGACCTTTAACGCCTAAGTCTTTATTGAATATTCCCATAACAACTTCGGCTTCTCTTGGTTCCAAATTTTGGAGAAACTCATATAACAATTGAGCACGTTTTTTATCTGTTAATTTATCGGCTGTAGGATCACCTTTGCGAAACATATACAACTTACGGATTTCTGTTGATAGTTGTGCATAACCCATGCCAGGTGGAACTTCATTTGGTTTATACCAATCAGGAAGTTCTTTAATGTACCAATCATATTGTGGATGAAATGTCAATTGTAACACTTCAGTCAATACTCTTGACAGATTCTGGCCAATAACACCCATTCTATCTTTTTTGTTTTTAGCTTTTTCAAACTCGTCTAAAACTTCATATATGTTCTTCATTAAAATTCCTCAATCACATCCATTAAATTTTTCAGTTTATGTTCCATGAAGTAAGTCAACATCTTTTGTTTTGATGCAGGTTTAGTTTCTTCATACGTATTTATGATTTTGGTCTTTATCTCATTTGGTATTAGACTTAGGTCAATTAGTGTTTGATTCCTAGAAAAGCCAGTTTTAGCAATTTCATCTTCCCACTTTTCACTTTGTTCGTTCAACAATTTATCCATCAAACCTTTAGTGATAGGTTTTTGTCTTAAATCACGGACAAAGCAATCAGCTGGTGAAAAGATATTTGGAATGCCATCGCCTTTATCGCCACGAATAATTTTCTCTTTCAATTCAACTAATGGGTCTTCCGACTTTAGAAATTTCTTCATTGCAGGATTGTATTGCTTAACATTACTACCCCAACGTTGCAATTGCAAAAAGTCTCCGTCACTTGATAGAATCAAAATCTTTTCATGTGCAGCATACAAAGGAACCAAAGTGCCAATCACATCATCAGCTTCAGCACCTTCAACATCAATCACTTTATAGGGAAAGTTTTCTTTCAATTCGGCTTTGAATTTGGCCAACATATCAAAAATGAGATGCCAATCTAACGCAGATTTTTCACGAGACTTTTTACGGCCGGCTTTATAATATGGAAAAAATTCCTTGCGCCAGTATTTACGGTTGTCACAACAGAGTACAATCTCACCATATTCATTACGGAATGTTCTGAGGTGCATCCTAAGTATGTTTAAGACCATGTGGCGAATTAGGTCTTCTTCTAACTTAATGCCTTTTTGATTTGAAATTTGAGCCATGAGTCCTGCTAAGAGAACTTGGTTCAGGTCAACGAGAATCATTATATAATCCAGTAATTAAAAGGTCATCCTAACACATTTCTTTCAACTTGTCAAAGGTTGATTCAATGAAAGATTGTGATGTTGTGGTTTTCTTGGAAACAACTCCATACCATTCATCAGGAATAAGTCTGGCAATATATTCCAAAGGAGCAAGAAGAATAGCTTCAAATTTATCCAAATGTATTGGATTTCCTTCTTCTTCAAGCTTAAACAGGATAATATGATAACAATCACCACTCTCGCTACCATCTAGTTTTTGTCCAGGATCTTTGTAGACACTTCCTTCTACTCGAATTTCATTATCTTTTTCTCCAGGCAAAAATAAAATTGTATCATAATTTTGTTTTGCTAATTCACTTAGATTTACGTTCATTGTAGTCCTTGATGTGCGACTTTCTCACTCTGACCATAATCCAGTCATTGTAATACTCATCACTTTCCATAACATTATTTGCAAATTGCTCTTTCGCTTCAAGATAACTACATTCACCTTTGGATTTACAAAGATGTAATATTTCCCTATGGAACTTATCCTGTCCATACATTATAACATCTTTTTGTAATTTGTCACTACTTCCATAATAAGTTTGCCAGTCTGAAGGAACTTTTATTCGTTTCTTCTTTCCTTTAACTTGTTTGGTCTTAGAGAACCAAAATAGCTTTTTACCAATGTATTTCCGGTTAGTCTCTAAGTTAGTTATAACATAAACAAATCCATAACTATCTTCAATTTGTTCTTCTGTAAAATCTTTATCTTTGTATTGCCAGTTTACCATTCATCATTCTCATCAAGGTCATCATCCTCTATATATTCTTCGGATAATTCCTCGATGACTTCGCCACAGAACGGACAATGTTCTGGTAGCTCCGTAGATACTAATTGTTCAACATACTCAACAGAATAAGTTGATTCGCAGTTAAGACACTCTCCTGATATAACTTTATTTGTCATTTTTATTCTCTTTTATTTTTATTAATTTAATGAAGCTAAAAGCTTTTATCCAAAACCAACCAATATCAAATTCAAACCATTTTTCTGACAACTTAGCTAATGCTGGTCTATGATGGTGATTATTATGTAGTTCTTCTCCTCCAATTAATATTGCAATTGGAAAAATATTTCTTGATGTATCGCTAGTATCTGTATTGCGATATCCCCAATAATGACCGATGCCATTGATTACACCTGCAGCCCAAAATGGAATCCAAATCATCTGTATACCCCAAATTAATAAACCTAACAAACCAAATAATTCTAAATCTATTAAAAGCATTATTAGTATGCCTAATAGATTATATTTTGTATAAACATTTTTTTCTATCCAATCATCTATTGTACCAACACCAAAATATTCAATATTCTTTTTATCTGATTTAGCAGATAGATAATACAATACACCACCAAATAGTATATTCCATATACCATGTATATTAGGACTGTGTGGATCTTCTTTAGTATCCACATATACATGATGCATACGATGAACAGCGACCCATTCTTTTGTAATCATTCCTGTAGTTAGCCATAGCCAAAATCTCATTGGATGGTATAATACTGGATGTATTGTGATTGCTCTATGTGTTTGGCTTCTATGTAAGAAAATAGTAACACAAAGAATGGTGATGTGTGTCATCACCAATGTGTATATAATTGGAGTCATTTGATCCTTATGTTAAGCCCAAACATCAGACCAATCGCCTGATAGAGCACCTTTAGCATAATCGGTTGCACGGTTTTCAAAGAAATTAGTATGAGTAGGTGCATTAATCATTTCTTCAACCCATGGTAATGGATTACGTTTAATTTTGAATACACCTTTAAGACCTAATGAAATCAATCGTCTATCAGCAATGTAACGAATATACTTCTTCACATCTTCTGGTGTCAAATCTTCCATTGGCCCCATTTGGAAAGCCAAATCAATGAACTTATCTTCCAACTCGACCATCTTTTCTGCAATGGTGTAGATACGTCCTTTTAACTCGTCATTCCAAATCTCCTTGTTTTCTTCAATGTAAGTTCGGAATAATTTAATCATGTTCTCAGCGTGCTGAGTTTCATCTACGATTGACCATGTGACGATTTGTCCCATGCCTTTCATCTTGCCATGTCTTGGGAAATTCAATAACATAATGAAAGAGGAGAACAACTGCATCCCTTCAGTAAAAGCACTGAACACGGCGATATGAGTTGCAGTATTCTCTTTAGTTGTATTCTTGTCAGAAATGTTCATCACATACTCATGTTTCTCAACCATCTCTTTGTATTCCATGAAATCATTGTAAGTTGTTTCAGGTAGACCAAGAGTTTCAATCAAATGAGAATAGGCAGCGATATGTAAGGCCTCACGAGCAGCAAAGCCCATGAGCATCATTCTTATCTCTGGTTGTGGAAAATAGGGTAG